ACTACATCATAGGCAAGATTGGGGTTTGTATTTCCTGATAAGGCTGTGGATTGTTCCCATACCTTAACATAATACTCACCCTCAATTAAGTGAACATTTGTTTGTCCTGTTGTTGTTGCCCCAGTCAAATATGCTTCAGGTTGACTTGGGTCTATTGTAATACTAAATAAGTCATAACCAGGTGAGTATCCCACACTTGGTGGTATTCTGTATGGTACAAACCTCCAAACCTCTTGTGAGAGTTTGTGTTTGAATCCAAATAAATAACAAACAGAACCAGTCAAGTTTTTATTCCTTGAACATGTTGCGTTTGCGTTGTTGTATCCTTCGTTTAGTATTATCATATTGTTATGGGTATTTTGTATTTAAGTAATTCATTACCTGCGTAATTTCACTTGGTGTTAAAGTTCTGTTATACATAAACTGCTCCATCACTCCGTAGTGTTCTAAACTATCCCACATCAATACCATATTTTGTGTTGCTGATGCTCCATTACTACCACTTGTCCAAGTATCATAAACAGTATTATTTCCATTATACATATTTAACTTGAAACTACCACCACTAATTTCTGTTCCCATACCTATTTTATAGGTATTACCATTTGTAATTGGTAATGGATTAGAACTAATACCAGGATAAGAAAATAATACACCACCACCACTATCAAAAGCAACAGCGGCAATATAATTTATACCACTACCTTCTATTGTTTTTAATTGATTATATCTTGCGGACATATTACCACCACCCCAACCCATACCACTATCACTACCTATTCCAACATTACCAGTTGATGTTGATGAATAAATTGGTTTAATAACAACAAATATGGTATATGTGGCAGGTAGTGTTAAAGTTCCAACCAAACCACCACTTGCGTTTTGATTTGTATTACCAATCAATCCACCTTTTGTTGATGAGAATAAGTTGGAAACATATTTTGGTTGATTTGATTTTGTTGCTTGTGAAAATATAACTGATGCTGTCGCAGCGTCTTGAACTTGACTAACACTATCATATCCACCACTACTATCAATAGTTAAAGTTGAAACATTTGTATAATCGTTCCAAAACAATAAACCTGATAATGAATTAGGGTTAAACGCTGGAATTGGACTTGATGTTGGTGTTGGTGTCGTTGTTAAAGTCGGTGTAGGCGTTGTTGTTTTTGTAGGAGTGATAGTAGGAGTAACCGTAGGGGTTGTTGTTAAAGTCGGTGTAGGAGTTGCTGTATTGGTTGGAGTGACTGTAGGCGTAGGTGTTGGACAAGTAATAACTAACTGGCAAGTTTGACTAAACGCTGAAAAGAACAAATCATAAGTTCCTTCATAATTATCATTTGTGTAAGTATATGGTATGGTTTGATAACCTAAACTAATAGTTCCCCCACTACAAGGATAGAAGGTAATATTGGCTAATTGTCCGTTATAGTTCGTAGATTGTAATTGTATCTGTGTTGCCATATCTTTAATTTTGTCTTCCTAATGTTGTTTGGAATGCTACAACTGCGGTATTATAATTTGTCGCATCTGTTGCGTCCATACCCAATCCTATTGATGCTAAAGCCCAATCTCTTTGACTAAATTGTAGCGCTGCTCCATTTATGTTAGTCGCTGATATGTAAATATCTAATGCTGGTCCAGAACTTAATACTTTAGAACCAGATGCTAATGCCGCACCATCACTGTAAATATATGATGTTGAACCATCATTAGTCCATAACCAATTTTTCTTTGTACTTCCACCATTGTAAGTTGTAAAATATCCAGAACCAACATTTATGTATGCTGTATTATTACCTGCGTATGAACTAATTGCTGAATAATCTTGTCCCGTTAAATCATTTGAACCCATATCATAAGAACCACCAGCACCAGCGTTATTTTCAGTAATATACATAGAATAGTGAATTGAACCTGATGCTTGGAAATTGATTACAGATGGAATAATTCCCGTTGTCGCATATCCATTAGCACTTGGTGATGCTCCTGATGTTGTAAATGTCCAAGTTCCATTAAATCCTAAATTATATGTTGTTGGTGTTTTTAAGTTAAACGATTGTGTGATATTTGTAGTTCCAACAACAGGATATAAACCAATCATTTTGGTCCATAAATTATATCCCTTTAAGTCAATTACTAATGTATTGACTGCTGTTTTTTCTGTGTTTGTTAAAGTTCCACCCGATGCTGTAATTGCGTTAAAGAATAATTGTGCGTCAGGGTCATACACAACAGCAGGACTTGCCGTTGGAGTAGGTGTAGGGGTCTTTGTAGGAGTTGTTGTTGGTGTTAAAGTAGGTGTTCTTGTTGGTGTAACACTTGGGGTTGGTGATGGTAATTCTGTATAAGTAATATCACAAGCAGGAGCAGGTGTCCTTGTAGGTGTCGGCGTTGGTGTTCCTGTCTTTGTAGGCGTAGGTGTAAGTGTTGATGTAACACTTGGAGTAATACTTGGTGTTGGCGTTGGAGTAGATGTCTTGGTTGGAGTAGGTGTAGGTGTTACAGGTACAGGAGTAGGTGTTGGTGTAACTCCACCATCAGGTTGAAAGAATTGAACAATATCATCTATGGCTCTTTGTTCACCAAGATAATCACTAAACTTTTTTCTATAAAATACCTTACTCATCTTTTATTATATCACCCAAGTTTTTAATCAATTCATTTATATCAACATTACAATCTGTTTCTATCTTGTAGTGTTTTTCTCTTTCAATTTTGTCTTTATGGAATATTACCTTTATTGTTAAATCACAACTCTCTAATTCTAACTCAACACTTTTAACATAATACTCATCAAAGGCTATATCCCCAATTTTATACATATTATAGTGCGTATGTTATTTTTACAATACCTGAACCACCAGTTCCACCATTACCAATAGAACCAGAACCTCCGCCTGCTCCATTACCTGTATTGGCTGCTCCACTTGCTCCTTGTGATACAATACCATCACATCTTGCTCCCGCACCACCAACAGAGTATCCTGCTTGGTTGTTTGATGAACCACCGCCGCCAGCATTACCTGCTACTGGTGAGCCAGAAGCATTACCACTATTACCTTGTCCTGCGGTTCCAGTTGCTATTGTTCCACAGAAACAAGCCGCTCCACCACCATTACCACCACTTGCGGCTGAACCACAACCTGCGGGGTTGGCTCCTCCTCCTCCACCACCACCGATGGCAGTAAATCCTAAACCTGTTGTATTATCACCATTTGTTCCTCCTTGTGAGTTTCCACCACCTGCTCCACCAGCACCAATACTAATTGTTCCACCAACACTAATAGTAAATGCGGTGTAGATTTGTCCTCCACCGCCTCCGCCGCCTCCTCCATTAGAGGAACGACCACCGCCTCCTCCACCACCACCTGCGACCATCAACATAGTTACTGGACCACCCTGTATTACAGATAAAGTCCCGTTTGATGTAAAGGTGTGAGTTCTAAATCCACCAGCATCAGTTACAGTTCCACCACTCAATATAACTTTTGGAGTTGTAGGTGTTGGTGTCTGTGTATTGGTAGGTGTTGGTGTAGTTGTATTTGTAGGACTAACACTTGGGGTTGGTGTCTGTGTATTGGTTGGAGTAGGGCTTGGTGTAGGTAAAGGACAAGTTCCAATATCGGTTATTGTTCCAGAACCGCCACCAACATATACTGAACTTTGTTTAGCACATATTGTTGAACTACTACCTAAACATAATGCTTGACTTTGATTACTACCATTACAATCAATCCATACAAAAGTACCACAAATTGGAAATACACTTGTATCTGTTATTACATAAGTTCTACACGCTCTTGTATCAGTTGATGTAGGTGTTGGTGTTTGTGTGTTGGTTGGTGATACACTTGGAGTAGGTGTTAATGTATTTGTTGGACTAACACTTGGAGTAGGCGTTAAGGTACTTGTTGGTGATACACTTGGTGTTTGTGTATTTGTAGGCGTTTGAGTATTTGTTGGACTAACACTTGGAGTAGGCGTTAAGGTACTTGTTGGTGATACACTTGGTGTTTGTGTATTTGTAGGCGTTTGAGTATTAGTTGCCGTAACACTTGGGGTAGGTGTTAAACTACTTGTAGGTGTTGGACTTAATCCTATTGTAGGTGTAACAGAAGGCGTTTGTGAAGGTGTACTTGTATTGGTAGGGGTTGGTGTTGGTGTAACACTTGTAGGCGTTGGTGATGGGGTTACTGGTGGTGTTGTTGAAGGTGGTTCTTTATACACATTTAATACAGCAGCCCATACTTGTCTTGGCTGTTTAGAACCCTTTGGATACATCATATCATTGATGTTTGGCTGTCTTCTATACGGATTTGGTGGCATCTTTAATAAATATACTCGGCTTTAAGATAAAAGGGGAGCGTTTAACTCCCCTATAATTATCTTGTATTTTTTTATGATTGGAACGTGAAACCACCCGCAGTAAATACTGCTGCGATAGTTGTAGTAACATCAACCTCACGGATAGATGTTGGTTCACCACCAGTCATTGTAAGAGCGGTTGCTCCGTTAAGGTCCGTATAAGCCTGACCTGAGTTCAATGAACCTGCTGTAACCAAAAGTCCATTATCCAAACCTACCAACCAATAACGATTGTTGTTATCTTCTATCAAAACATAGATTGAGTTTTGAGATACCAAGTCAACAAATGTGTCACGAAGGGTAGTATTTAGTTTCGGTAAATTAACAACCACCTCTGGTTGGAACGTTACTGACTGTGATACAGTGTTGATTCCAAGTGTTTCACTTAAAGAACCAGACTGCTTCGGAAGTTGGAATTGAAACCAAGTACCAACACCACCGATTGCTGTAACCTGTGAATTAGTAACTGTATAACCAGTGATTTCATTGCCCACTCCACCAAGCACCCACATGGTCTTGATGCCCCCTGTAGAGGACGTTCTACAATCAAGAGTGTAGCCAGTAGAAATATAACATGCTGCCATAATTTTTCTATTTTATATTTTTTTAATTTATTTTATGTGTTTGTTTGGTTGTTCCAATTACTTTCCTTAACTTTGTATGGTAATAGAAAGGAGAAACAACCAAACAGAAACACTAATGATTATTTACAAACACAGAAAGAAGCAACATCAAAGATACCTAATCCGTATGTTACGTGTGCGTTAATTTTTACGATGTCCTCAAAAGGGTCATAGATTGCTTTGATTGTTTGCATCTCAGCATTCATACCAACCATGTAGTAAGAAGCAGGACCTGCGTAGTATGCAGAAACACCATCTAAACCTACAGTTGGAACGATTTTGACATTGCTACCCGGTAACATCAATGCCCAGTCCTCACCACTTGTAGAACCAGCAGTATCCATCGTAAATAGGTTGACAAAACTGTTGTTCCTCATACTTGCAACGAGACCTCTATAGTTAGAATACGATGTAAAAATTGTTAAATCGTCCATGTGCAATACATTACTTGGGATATTTTGGTAAATCGTAGTAAATACGTCCAATCCTGTGGACGGAGTAGCAGCAGAATATGCGATTTGGGTAGCCCCGTTTCCGCTGGTTACGAGTTGTCCTACTCCCGCAAAACATGCTGAACCATAAGTTCCACCAGTAGTGGTAGTGTTCTGCCAAAGTTGTTTTTCAACTTGGTTAGCAATTCTGTTAGAAATGTCTGTTAATATCACCTCCTCAAATGGAACCGATTCGTGAAAGTTAGCATTTGATAATGACTGACTTAAATAGGTATCATAGAGACTGTATGGACATAAAGTCTGATTCAATTTTTTATTACATAAATCTACAGTTACTAATGATTGTGTAGTTGTACCTGATGGGTCAAATCCACAACTCAAATCCTGTAAATAAATATCGTTTGTTACAAAACCTACTTTTTCAGTAGTACCTTTCAAATTTGCGCGTATGCTCGCATATTTAGGCAGTGTAAGCCCTAAAATCGCCTTAATCAACATATCCGAGCCATAAGAATTGTACACGGGTAAATTTGAAAGGTCATACGAAAATGATAATTTTTTCTTATTGTTTTCCATTATTTTAATTTATTTTTTTAATTGATTCTTAATCAAGTTTAATCTGTAATCCGCAAAAGATTCAGTGTAGTGTTTCTTTTCTTCTACAGCCTTTCTTTCAGGTAATTTCTTAAATGATTCAAAATCGGTTTTTAATGAGTTAAACTCGGTCTTAAACTTTCCGTTCATAGAACCAACCAGTTCAAGGAGGTTGTTTAATGATAATTTAATATCTTCAATGTCTTTAGAGAAATCAGTAGTCATAGTTTCTGGTTTCATCATACCTTCAACATTTTCACGTTGGATGATTTTACCATCTTTTACCATAATTCTAATCTTGTTCTCATTTCCACTTGTATCTTTCAATACCACTTGGTGTTCGCCATCAGGTGCTGGTGTTTTACTACCATCATCCTTAACCAAAAATACATCTTCACCAACATCAAAAGTACTTGATTCAAGGATTTGTCCTTGACTGTCTTTTGCTTCGGTGTAGACCATATCTTTACTTGCTTCCTGTTCTACCTCTGCGTCTGTTGATTTGTCTTCTGATACAATAGCGATGATGGTAGATTCAGTATCAACTGAAACAACCATACCATCTCTTGTAGTATGACTACCTTCAGGTGCTGGTACAAGTGTGGATTCTTTGACTACATAAAGAGTTTGACCTACTTGAAAATCTTCTTCCATGTTGTTTGTAACCTCTGTAGTTCCATCAACAAGGAAAGTTGACTTGAAGGTCTCTTTCTTAAATTGTAATCCTAACATTTTGCGGATATTATTGATTGCTGTTGTTGCATCCATAATCTTTTTAATCTGTTATTTGTTTAATAATGTTTATGATTTCATCTAATAAATACTCATCAGTTTTTAGACGTGAAAAGTTCATTAAGAAATTACCTTCTACACTGAACCCTTTTACCCTGCCTGTCTTGATATAGTTATTCCAGATGTTATCGCCTTCAGGTGTACTTAATACCTTAAATCCACCCATCCAAGTCCCATCAGGTATATCACCCCTGCTGAAACCTAATTGATATGCCTTATCTGATTCACCAGATACTAACCAACTTTCCACCATAACCACTGATTCTATCTTTTCTTCAGTATGTTCATAGTTTGTTTGGTCTAATCTTTTTTCAATCATATAAAGGTTTTGTATTTTTTCTATAACAGATGGGGTGAACTTAACAAAGTATTTCTCATTTGTATCTTCATCCAATCTTGGTATAAGAATATTTGGTATCATCAATGGTGAGTATACCATCCTTTTTTCATCATCAACAGAGAAATCCTGTTTTGATGTTTCATTAGACATGATATAACCAAAATGTTGTTTTGATAGATTTGCTTCATATCTTGCGGTTCCAGGATAATAACCTTTACCAGTCATACTTTGTGGTGGTATACCAGCAAGTCCTTCAGCCATGCCTTGGTCTGCTAATACATCACCTTGAGCAATGAACTTACGGAAGGCGTGGACACATTGTGGTCCACCCTTGTAGAGCCACTTTGAGTATGGTTGTCCGTTGTGTCCAAACTCTGTATTTATATCCCTTAATAAATCTATTTCTAATCTACGGAAATATCTATTCTCAATAGACATACAAAAATCTCTATCAGGATAACCAGATAAAACCCTTTCATACTTGAAATAGATTGTTGGGTTTTTATGCTTTCTTCTTTTTATTTCGGCTTCTGTTGCTCCCCTCATAGAACCAACTACTGATTCAAATTGTTCATAGTCAATGTCCTTTAAGAACTTTAACAATTTAACAACCTCTTTTTCTTCTTCACTATAATCTTCAACACTAAAGTTAAAGTCCTCTTTTGGATGAACATCACAACCCATATAAACAACATTTCCATCTTCATCAGTATGAGTATGGTGTCCTGAACATCCGTGTTTTTCTTGTCCATAAAGTTCCGCTTCTTCAGGTGATGTAAACACTGGTTCTCCATCAATAAATCCTATCATTGTAAAACCTTGTCTTCTGTTGAATACTGCGTTTTCAGGTGTGTAAGTTGTTACTTGTAATGGTTCAATTATGGCAACATACTCATCTAAACAAGGACAATTAAAATCAACTCCTATTCTACCAAGTTGGTTTATAACATCATTGTTATTATCATAATGTTTTGTAATGTGTAAATCTTTAATCTTTTGTATTTTGGCTTTGTTTGAACCAGTCGCGTAAACTCTACTATGTGGTATTCCAAGTTCATCAGCGGTCTTATACATACCTTCTTTGATATGTCTTGCTGAAATAATATAAACCTCACTACCTGATTGTATTTCATGTAGAGCAAGTCCTTTACCCCTTATTGTACTTAAAGTATCGTCATAATCAAAACTGACTTTTTGTCCTACTGAAAAATCTTCATCTGCTTTTGAATTACAGATTGCGTATGCTTGGTCTGGTTGTTTACCTTCATTTTTGATTAGATATTCAGTACATCTGTTAATGTAATCACTCCTGTCTTCACCAGGATTTCTTTTAACAAATAATACAGGTTCAACTAACATATCAGGATTACTACAATCAACACCACCATTTTTTGCTGGGTCTTTACACTTGGTTTTATCACCTACAGGATAGTTTGCGTATGCTGGTAATGATGGTTGATAATCCATTTGTTCTAATTTACCAATTTTACTTTCCAACCATTTCTCCACTCTACCTGTTTCATCTAATCCCCAAGAATACCATGCTAATAAACCACATCCATCGTCAAATGACTTTGATGATTGTAAGTCCACTTTATGTCTATCTGCGTATGCCTTCATACGCTTTATTGTTTCCAATGAAATAGGTTCACCCTTTGATAATTGATTTAACCTTGATTTCCCTACAGGTGTTAAACAACTACCATATCCATTTTCCTCAACCCAAGCCTTTGCTTCTCTTGCGTTATCAATAATGTATTGTGGGTAATCTTTTATTGTATCAACAAATTGTTCCTTTGTGAAATAAATAAAGTTTTGTTCTATTGCTGGCATCTCTACCAACGCAATTTCAGTTACTTTTGTATCCCCTGTGATTGTTCCTTCTATATCAAGGTCTATTATTCTAATCATCTTTTATAAATAGTTTTTAATTATAAGGTGGCAAGTTCATTTAACCTTCTGTTGATTGCTTGTCCACTTGTTATTTCAGAGTTTAATACATAAGCCCTGATAGGTTCTTGGTTTGCTCTTGATATTGCCTGAAATAATCTTTCTTCCATCAATGAGTTAGATGCGTTATTTACAAGTGGTTGTCCTCCACCTGATTGGTTAATTTGTGATAATAAACCCCCGTAGTTCAACGAACTCTGTTTATTGATAACAGATTCCCCACCTTCCAAATTAACTCCACCAGCGTAAGATACACCACCCATTTCGTGTGATGGACCCATAACCATACCACCAGCACCCATCCTAATAATACCACCACCGGCAAGTGATTGTGCGTATGCTAATTGTTGAGCGATTAAACCAACCTGTACTGCTCCTAATATTCCCACAGCAATCGCTAATGGGGGTATTTCCAAGTTTGATACAACAGCCTGTGCTGTATCCACAATAGCCTGAACTAATTGAAATTGTAATGACTTAATCAATGCTCTCTTTTCTATTTCAGCCTTCTGTAGTTGATATTGTTTTTCAAGTTCAATTCTCTTTTGATTTGCTTGTTCTGTATCACCTACTACTTGTGATAATGCTTCTTTACTTGTATCTTCAAGTTGTTTTAATTGAAACTGATATGATTGTGCTACTAATGATGCTGTTTGTGATACTAACTGACTAAACTTTTGTAATGTATTAGCAATATCTTGAGCGGTTAATTTACCCCTTTTCTTATCTTCTTCAGCAGCAGCATCTTTTTCTGTTTTTTGTTTATCAAGATACGCCTTTAATATTTTAAGTTTTTCTTCTTCAGTAAGTTTGGCAATATCAATTCCTTTAATCGCAAGTTGTTGTTCTAATGATACAAGTTGGTCTACCTGTGATTTCTTTTCATCAATAACAACCTTGTTTTGTCTTTGTGTAAAATCAATAACCAAGTTCAAGTTATTCAGTAAGGTTTGTTTTATCGCTTCTGCTGATAAAGTAGCCCCTTCTTTTTGTGCTTCTTGAACTCTAAACAAGAACTCCCTGATTTGGTTTTCTTCTTGAACAATGGTAATGGTTATTTTCCTTAACGCATTTAATCTTGTTTCAACCAGTTGATTGATTAAGTCATCAAGTTTTCTTTGTTCTGCTTCAACCCCCTTAACTGATAATAAATCTTGTGCTTGTTCTTTGGTAATTTTACCTTGAGCAAGTAATGATTCTATATTCTTTTTTCTGGCATCACCAGTCAACTTTAACCCTTCAAGTTCTTTATTGTATGTAACTTTTAATTCATTACCATAATCTTTTAATAGGTTATTTTGTTTCTCTTGTAATCCAGTATAATCTCTAACTTTAACAGCAACCTTTTCAATCTGTCCTGTTTGTTTGTTTAACTCTAATGTATATTCACCAGTTCCAATCAAGATTTGTTTTTCTAAATCCAAAAAAGATTTTAGTGATTCTGACTTAAATAATGGGTTATCTTTAACCACTTTATTGAAACCAAGATATTGGTCTGTAAGTGTCTTAAATGCGTCAAAAGCCCCCTTTGTTATTTTACCACTTTGTAATAAACTTGAAGCATCATTTAACGCCACCTTGATGGTTTCAGCAAACTCTGTAACACTTTCAGTTTGTGCTGCTGTTGATATAATCTTTCTAACTGATTCATAGTACTTTCCAAAGTCATCAGTAGATTTTTGTAGTATATCTTTTTGTATACTGAACTGATTATTGACTGTTGATATTCTAATACCAATTTTCTTAAACTCACTTTCTAATGTTGGTAATTGTAATGCTTTACGGGCTTCATTGATTGCCTCAATATTCTTAACAATAGCAGGTTCTTGAATATCAATCTTTGTAAGTTCCCCAATCTTCTTGTAGGCATCTATTGTAGATTGTAATTCACCAATCTGTTTTTCATAAGCAATTGTTAATTTGGAAACATTATCAATTTGTTCTTGTGTCGCTTGATTAACATCCTTTTGGTTCTTTTTCTCATCTTTAAGACCTTTATTGTAATCTTCAACAACCTGATTTGTTCTTGCTTTGTTAGCGTTTAACTTAACAACAATACCATCATATTCATTTTCAAGTTGGTTTCTATCCTTGTTAAGTTTCTTTGCTTCAACCTCTAACTTGGCGTTTGTTGCCTTTAATTCATTTTGGTCTTTCTGTAATAAGAATATTCTCTCCTGTCTTGAATAATCAACAGGGGCATCTTTTCTATTCTCAAAATCAATCTGTTTTTGTATTTGAGCAACCTTAAGATTGTTCTTATCCTGTTCCCCTTTTAATTCTCTTAAACGGATTTCCTTTTCAATACCCACTGCCACTATCGCTTGAGATTGTATTTCCAATTTACCTAATGATAAACCATTTTCAATTTCAGCGTTGATAAGTTTTAATGAGTTGGCTCTACTTAATTCCAAACCAGTTAAACCAGGTAATTCCTTCTTTAAGTCAGTCAGTGCTTGGTTTCTTTCCAATTCACTTTTCTTGGTATCATTAACAATAAGTTGTAATGCTCTTAACCTAATAGATTGTTCTGTTGTCTTTCTAATTAAATCCTCTTGTGATTTAACCCTTAACTCGTCAATTTTCTTTTGTGATTCAGCAGCCTTGTTTACCTTTTCTGTTTCATCAGTTAAAGATATGTAAGCCGCAACCAACGCTCCTACAGCAGCAATAATAAGTCCGTAGGGGTTCTTGGATAAGGTTGTGTATAAAGCCTTGGTGGCTGAATTAGTTGCGTTGGTGGCAAGTGTTGACGCTTTCTCGGCGATGGTTCTTGCCACGATATCAGCCCCTACTTTTATTTCAGCAATACCCCTAATGGATAATGCGATTGTTAATAAGTTCTGTGCTGTAATTGCTGCCTTCTGTACTGATTCACTTTCTTTACCAAACAAAGATACAGCGGCTGTGGCAGCAGCAAATGATGATGAAATACCTGCTCCAAGTTTACCAAAACCTTCAAGTGATTTTTCCTTTGATATACCCCTTGTTGTATCTTGTAATCCTTGTAGTTTTGTTTCAGCCTGACTTATCTCTCTTGATAATTGGTTGAATATATCACCACCAATCTCAACTTGTTTTAAGTCCTCTTTCGCCTTTCTTATTTCATTTTCTAATGTCTTAATATCAGTGATTACTGTATTTAATCCATTAAGTTGTATCCTTAATCCTATTACTTTTTCAGCCATCTTTTAACAATTTTGTTGTAGGATTTGTCCTACATTATTTATAACTACATAAGTTGCCGTATCAGCAGTATATCTTAAATAAGTTCCAAGTCCAACAGGTCTGTATTCTGTTCCTGTATCATAATAAACTTGTTGGTTATTTGATAAACCTGAAACACCAAATGTAGTTAAAGTTACTGGTGGTGTTGGTGTTGTTCCATTACATACGGGGGTTATTGTAAATCCTGTCCAACAATCTAAATTGTATGCTGTTGAAAAACCTGGATATGGTGTATTCCCTGATAATGTATAATATGGTGCTGGTGGTATTACTTTGTAGTAACCCCCAATTTCTTTAATCATTGATATTTCAGTCAGTTTGTTCTCAATCAAACTTGCCTCATTTATCTTTTCTATTCTATAAAAACTATCTTTAACAAATATCTTATCTGTTAGTTTGGTTTCATATACATCAGTAGGTCTTAATAAGAACCTTCCTGTTAATCTTCTTGTTTCGTTGGAATAATTGTTATCCACATAATCTTCCCAAAATAAGTTCCACAAGTTGAATTGAGTAAACTGAACTGGTAAAGTATTGTAGTTTCCAAAGAAATCAAATGTGGACCTAAAGTTTAAGTCAGACACCAAGTTTGGTATTTGTATGTCTAATGAACTCAAGTGTGATACACAAGGGTATGTTGTTATTTCTACTGGTGTTGAACCTGAACTCAAATACCAAGTACCTTGAACCTGTTTAAACTTATCTTTGTAGGCATATCTATTACCAGTCCAAAAGAACAAGTGTGGTTTATTGGAATATGGTTGTAAACTTGTATAGGTAAATCCTGATGATGTGGTTGTGTTTAACTCCCTGTAAACAGCAGGAATAATAAAGTTGTCTGCTCCATTAACCACAGTTGTTGGAGTGGCAGCAAATGGTATTTCATAATCTTGTTGTCCTGTTAATAAGTTATTGGTAGAAATATACTTGTATCTACCATACTGGCATTTGTTAGCATCTTCATATAATTTATTCAAGTATTCTTCTGAACCTTTTGTCCAAGTAAAGTTCAATATCTTTGGTAATTCAAATGATAATGGTTCTATTCTATATGATGCCCCCAAGTCCTGTCTTTGTGTCCAGTTCTTTTCAGTTCTGTTTGCTTCATTGTAATACCAGTTAAATGGTTCTATAATGATTGATTGTGAAACCTCATCTTGAACTACAACCAAGTTGAATAGAGTTATAATCGCTTTTAAGAACTCAACACAATTTATCTGTTGTAATCCTAATCTAATGTCTACAAGTTGTGTTCCTGCTAATGTAGGTGATGAATACAAATCCCACATCGGTGCTTCACTTGTAATGCTGTATTCATTATAAGGCAATAATCTTAATTGATTTCCTGGTGTGGATGAACTCTTTAAGTCAATATACAACCTAACATATTCACCTGTTCCACAACTACCTGTAAAGAACCAGTTTGCTGATGCTTGTGCTCCACAAGTTGGTAATTGATATAGTTGACTAACAGCAAAAGGTGGTGCTGTATCTAATGTTGCTAAATCAGTACTTTTTCTTGCGTATATTTGGAAATCAATATCACCACCACACACATGGTTATCATCATAGTTAAATCTAAAGTTCCAAGAATAGTTCCCTACAAATGGAACTCTAAAGTAGTTTGTATCAAATGGTGGGTTTGGTTGGTCCACTGAATTGGAAACACCTGGTCCTAATACAAAGTTATTCAACGGGTCATAACCATCACCTCTAAAGGTTTGGAAATTAAGGGGTCTGGCACCCGCACTACCGAAGGTAATCACAGATGATGGACGCATGTATGTCTTGAAGATATTTTGGTTTGTAACACCTGATGCTACATCAACTCCAAGTTTACCATTTTGGAAAGTATCCATATACATTGACTTGAAATAGTCAGTATCAAAGAAATCACTTTTAATGTTATAACCAGTTCGGGCAAATATTCTATCAATAACCTCTCTTAATCTTATTGATGGTTTCCACACAGATTCAGGTACAGAGTGTGTTGATTGGTCAAATGAGTATGGTTCATCAAAAGAATAGGTATACGCTGGTACTGACCTTGTTCCATTGTCCTGATATGGTAATCCATAGTTTATCATCGGGTATAATACTTTACCCCCAAATAAACCATCTACATCATTATCTTTTGCTTCCCAAGATTTGGTGATTGCTGAATAAGATAATTCATGTTGTAAGTCATCCCATTGTAAATCTTGTAATGTTATGTTTCTTATTTCAGAAGCAAAATCACCAACTTGTCCCATTATGTAAATCTCATAATCTACATAACCAGGGTTTTGTATTACTGCTGATAATCTTAAT